TTTGAAATGGTAGAGGTAATCATGTAGATTACCCTCAGTTACAAACATCTGATGAGAGCTTGTTGTTTTATTTCCGTCTTCATCATAAGTCTCTGCTGTGAACTTTACAATGTCTGGATGTAATTCAGTACTCATTACCAGTTTACTCCCTTTGTTTTTTCTAGCAACTCAATCATCTTCTTGAGATACCATGCAGCTTTTTCAGCATCCTGAATAGGATTACTCTTGTTCATCAAACGATGTCCTGTGTACTTGATTATTTGTGCCTGTGCTACAAAGATAGCGTTGTACTCACCAACTACATCTACAATATAATCCCAAGTTTCTATGTCACCTTGAGTGTAGTGGGCAGGACTGTTTACCATGTCCCTATCCTCTTTTTTCCACTTGGGTTCTAACTCTGCTGCTTTAGATTTCATGTATTGTTCATGCCCTAGCGGGATACCAAATGTGGTTGCCATAGCTTTACCTCTCCTGTGTCTGTATCATATTCACCATTACGTAGTATACGTGCTAGTCGTGCGTTCTCTAGTGCTACTTCTTCAGATAAACCTTTAGCCTTAAACGCAGCAACCACTTTATCCCAGCCACAACCATTAGACAAAAGTTTATTAGCAGTCTTGGGACCAACAGTTGGACAGCCGCTATAGTTATCTGTACTGTCACCAACCAGAGTTTGGTAGGCGAGATTGTAGTCAGCTTCTTCTTCAGTGATCGTAGCAACCTCACCGTTAAGCCAATGCCTTGCTGGCACAGTGAGTAGGTCTTTGTCTTCAGACCAGATAATAGTGTCAGGGTTTGATGTACCCAATATTCCAAGAACATCATCAGCTTCTAATCCTTTATATATAATTGTGTTATACTTACTCATCATATATTCCCTAGCATACGGAAGTAGCATAGGCTTACGAGTTTTCTTACGGTTAGCTTTGTAGTAAGGTGCAACCTTCTTACGATAGTTATCGCTGTCTGATAAAGCAACAATGCAATCCTGCACAGGTGCTTCATCTGTTAGCTTAGTGATCTGGTCAGAGATACGTATGGCTACGTCATCTTCAAAGCAATGTAATGTCCAATGACCATCACCCCAATTCACTGGTGTTTCGGCAGACATAGCTGCCTTGTAAGCAATGATGTCTCCATCAATAAGCAGTAGGGTCATCGTGTATATCCTTCTCTTTTTCCTGTTTACGTAGGATGCGTAGTCCTGTCTGTACCTGCACGTAGTCTAAGTATGCCTCAACAATCCACTTGATGCTGAGACAAATACTGACACTAAGAAAGGAACAGGTTAGTAGCAGCTTCCATACAAAATCAAAGTCCATTTAACTTCTCCTCTACTTGTACTAATACCTGTCTTGCTTGTGCTTTCTTTAGCTTAAACCATTCGTTCCTACGATCACTAGCCATGCCATCTGCTATCTGATGTGCGATAGCCTCAGCCTTACGTCTGTCGTTAGTGCTGATAGTGGCTACTACCTCGTAGTCACGGAAGGGGCTGCTTGTCTGGTAGCCGTTGCACCTATCGTCAGCATCAACAGCCATACCAATCTTAACCCACTTAGGCCACGCTGGATTGGTAATGATGTAGACCATGCCCTCAGTACTACGTTCATAGTTCTCAAGACTAGAGAAGGCTGCATCATTGAAAGATTTATAACGTCCTGCTTTGTGTAATGGATGTTTCTTAGAAATTTCTTTACCATTCACATACATTCTGTTGGCATCACGCTTTCTAACTGCTTCTGGATTATCCTTATAGAAGAAAGGTCTGCCTGTCTTTGGGTTAATGCGTGTCTGACCAGTTGCGTCCGTACTTGTACTCACTGTCGAGTCTACATCTGAATCCGTAGTGGTGTTCGACATCTCGCATACACTGTTGAATAAGTCTTCCTGTCTCATCTTCTTGACCTTCCTTTACTACTAGTTGAACTTCATCATGTACAAACGCTACGATAGTAGCATCTAGTCCTGCCTTCTTGATAGCATCAGCTATGAATACGTACCAAGTCTTACATAAGATTGCACCACAACCTTGAAGCAAACTGTTGAGTGCTGCGTGGCTGTGTCGGATAGGTGTGTGCCTACCATCTAGTCCCTTGATGTAACCACGATCATCTGCTGCTTGGGATACTGCATCCTTCAGCTTCTTGAGTGCAGGTAGCTGGCTAAGAAACTTCTTCTTAATACGCTTACCTTCCTTCGCACCCTTGCCTATGATCTTACCAATCTTCTCATCACCTGCACCATACAAGAATCCATAGATGAATGTCTTGGCATTGGAACGTGTGGGAAGACCAGCAGCTTCTTGGTTAGTGGTATGTACGTCACCGTCTAACACTACGTTAGCATAGTTACCGTCATCATACCTAGCCATATAGTGTGCTAGGCAGCGTAGTTCCAAACCTGATGCGTCAGCACCTAACAGGCTGTAGCCCTTGGGTGCAACGAATAAGGAACGACACTCCTTGCCATAGGCTGCACCAACGCTGGGTACCTGCCCAAGGTTGGGGTTGGCGTGGGTACACCTAGATGTGACAGCACCCATATGGTTTACTCTACCATGTAGTCTGCCGTTCTCCTCTAGCTTGAGCCATGCCTGTTTGCCAGTAGCTAGTTGGCCTATGCGTTTGTTTAGTAGTAAGTATTCCTGTAGCAGTCTAGCCTCTGGCATGTCAATGCTTTCCAGCACTGTCTCATCTACCTTAGGCTCACCACTGTCAGTGAATACTGTAGGCTCCCACCCTCGCTTGATCAGTCGGTCAGCAATCTGCTGCCGTGATGCAGGGTTGAATGGGATGGTCTTAGTCTTTGTCTTTAACTCAATGATGGTAGGCTCAAACGTGTCTACCAACTGTTGTTCGATGTCAGCCTTGCGTCCAGCTAGGCTAGCATACAGTTCTTGTGCAGCCTCAACATCAAAGTCAAAGCCTCTTTCCTCTTGTCCTATCAGCAGCGTGTGGATTACTTGTTCAAGATGTAACGCATCGCTGCTAAAATTTTTGCTGAGAATTTTCTCGTATAGTTTCTGCGTAACCTTTGTGTCTTGGATGCAGTACTCCAACATTTCGGTGGTGTATGCTGCAAAGCTTTCGCTATGATTATTGAAGTCACCTTTTAATTCTCCTAGCCTTACGCCCCAAGCCTTCAAGCTATGACTACCAATGATGTTAGCAGGGAACTTACCCTTGCTGTACATAGTGAAGTCTAGTTCTTTTAGGTGAGGCCAGATTGTCCTAGAGTATACCAACGTATCTACTACCTTACCTTTGAAGGTAAAGTCGTGTAGCTTCTTCATCACACGCAAGTCGTAGTCGATGATGTTGTGACCAATCAAGGTCTTTGCATTGTCCATAAACTCCAATGCTTCTTGCGTCTGTGTTGGGTCAAAGGTGTGTACCTCATCAGTGTGTACATCCCTGAAGACATGACACCAAACTTGTGTCACCTCTTTAAGTAGATGGTCTGCTTCTAAGTCCCATATGTATTCCATACTGTGTCTCCGCACTAGTTAAAATTCTACGTCTGGTTCTTCCTCATCATCAAAGAATACTTCAACCATACGTCCACTGTCCTTAATGTATTGAAGGCTGTTGCATAGGCCAGTCTCACCTGACCATCTGTTCTTCAACACCCTGACGTTGCTTATGTCTGGACGTTCCTTGTCTTGCTGGTTCCTTTCCAATCCAATCACGATGTCACTAAGCTGACCGATTGCAGCACTGCCACGTAGTTGTGACATGCTAGTCTGTGCGCCATCCTCATGTCCTCTGTCACCAGACGGACGCTTGAGGTGTGAGATAAGTATCATACCACAGTTAAGTTCCTCAACAAGAGAACGCATAGCTGTCATAGTGTTGTCAATGATACGTCTTTCATCTCCACCTTCTAGCCCACTAACAACGATACTGATATGATCAAGTACAATAAAATCGCAACCACAACCACGAACAAGGTAGCGTATCTTGGATAGCAGGTTGTCACTATCAGTACTGCCCCAATGATCATAGAGATATACTCTACCTGAACCAACTGTTGCATCAAAGGCATCACGTAACTCCTTGTCATTGATATCTAGTTCACCTAGATGCAAAGGCTTGTTGAGTTCGATTGACATAAGACCTAAGGCAGTACGCTTGACGTTCTCCTCTAGTGCTATGTAACCCACTGTCTGACCTGACTGGATAAGACCATGTGCTAACTCACGTGCTAGCTGTGACTTCCCAATTCCCGATCCTGCTGTCAGCGTTACGATCTCACCCTTGCGACAACCACCTACCTTCTCATTCATGCCTGAGTAGGGGTAAGGTATAGACACACGATCATCCACTGCTGTCACCACATCCCACAAGTCAGTACCAGCTACGATACCGTCAGGTCTGTAGGTCTTAGCACCCCACACTGCCCTGATTACTTCCTCAGTTCTACCAGCCTGTAACATTTCGCTGGCATCCTTGAGGGGTAGGCTGGCAATGCTTGCCTTGTCTGGTGGTAGTATCTTGGCACACTCAATAGCTGCTGCCTGTCCTACCTCATCCTGATCAAACATAAGGATGATCTTGTCGTACTTGCATAGCCATTCGATTGACTTGGCTATTGCTTTCTTTGCACCTGCTGCACCATTTGGTACACTGACCACACTATATTTGTTGTCAAAAATTTGACTGACTGATAGTGCGTCCACCTCACCCTCGACAATGGTAATCATCTTACCACCATCACGGCATAGGTGTTGACCATACAGGCCAGCATCCTTGAGGCTACCAATAACAGTGAAGTCCTTGTTAGGGTGGCGTACCTTCTGTGCTACAACGTGGTTGTCCTTGTTGTAGTAGTTGGCTACTTGTACCTTCTTACCGTGGTACTCAGCTACACCGTAGCCCCAATGCTTTAGTGTCTTCTCTGTTAGCTTGCGCTTGGCTAGCTGTGTAGGTATAGGCTGCAAGAACTTAGTGTCAATGCTAACCGTATCTCGTACTGGTTCCATACTATTTCCTTCTGCTGGTGTAAACTTCTCACACGCAAAGCAGTAGTGATTGCCAGAACTATACAACGCATTGGCATCACTACTGCCACAAGATTCACAGGCTTCATGCCTGATGAATGTACTGTTATCTTCCATTACCCAAGCCATGTCTTAGGGTTTGTACTGTGTTCTCAAGTCCGTGTACTATCTCCATGATTAGTTCATCATCATACTTGATGTCATCAGATAGCATAGCATGTGCCATGTCGTAATAGCTTACATGTTCTGCTAGTTCATGCTGGTCTACATAGACTGATACACTCAGCCCATAAGCACCGAACTCAGTGTTCATATCTACTTCAGATACCCATTCTTCCTTTACATCAATGACACTCATAACCACTCCTTAGGTATAGTTCCTTCTGCCCAGACAAAACCTTGTCGGTCTGCCCACTCTCCGCAAGTCATCTTAGACCCATCCTTTCTTTTCTTAGCACCCTGAATAGTAGCACTGGCTTTCTGAAAGACAAAGCGTACATCCAAGTCAGGATACTGTGCCTTGATTGCCTTCATCTTGCGTTGGCTATCCTGTCTTAGATAACCTTTCAGTTCTACTATCATTGTGCCTACTGATAAGTCAGGGATGTAGTGACGTTCCACATAGTAAGCCAGCTTCTCTGGCTCATACACATAAGGAACGCCACGTTCATCTAGGTCTGCAATGACCCTTGCCTCAAAAGTCCCCTTCGTCATCGGCAGTACCAGCAGTAGGTTCATCATCGAACATGTCATTACTGTTGTCCTTGGCTACAGCCTGTGCAACATACCCATCTTCCTCATCAAAGATAGATGCTGGCGCACCATACTCTACCAAGTCAATGACCTGCATTGCCTTCAGTCGTAGTGATACACCTACCTGCTTGGTTGACTGCATCACATAGGGGAATGGCTCGACAGCAATCTTAACTGTTGATCCATTGCCGACAGCAATAGACTTATCCATCGGTGTCTTCTTGGCATCCACCACTGATGGCTTCTGTGTGTATGTCTCGCCTGACTTAGACTTGATACGTGCCTTCAGCTTAGACTTGAACACTAGGTTGCCAGTCTCATCACCGTTGTCGTCTAGTTCCTTGCTGTAGGGTGTAGCTGTGGACAGGACTGCCTTGAGTTTCGGGTTGTCCTTGACAGCCTCTTGGAATTTAGTCTGGATAATTCCATCAAGCTGTTCACACACTGCTGCTGCTTCTGCCTCAGGTACGATGACCTGTGTTGAGTACTCTCCCTCTGGTACGAACCGTGTATCAGGGTCAAATACTTTTGCCCATTGGGCTTTGCCTTTAATGATAATCACTATCACTTCTCCTTAGTTGTTAAAGTTAGTTAGGCTATAGGTACAGGTTAGAACTAGGCAAAAAAGTATTGTGATTTCAATACGTTGTTGATGTCTAAACTACCCTTCTTTGGTGGTGTTGGAACGTCCTCAGTTCCAAGTGTGACAATAGCATGTTGTCTTAGCATTGTCAACACATCATGTTCAGTATACATCTGAACAAACTCTTGTCTCAATACATCAGACAGCCTTGGCATCTCGCTACTGTGTGTACCATAGCTGTCGTGTACCATGGCAAAGTGTCTGATACCCTGCTGCTTGCAGGTATTGATAGTCTTAGTCATAGCTGCTGCATCCATAGAGTGGATGAAGTTAGGGCTAGCACCTGAACCAGTACGCCGCTTGCTTACTTGGTTAGGTATATCTCTGTTGAGTACTAGCTGTATTGTGTTACCATTAATTAGGCTAGTGATCCTACGTTTCTCTACGTCATTGTAATTCTGCATGACCAGCCAGTTGGTTGGTGTTACCCATTCCATGTGCTTGTTATGACTGGCGTAGACAGCACCGACATCCTTAACGTAGTCCATGACTTGTCGTGCTGCTGTAATCACACCGTTGATTGCATCCCACACATGTCTAGCTAGGTAGATGGTAGCATCAAATAGGTCATCACCAAATATATCTGGTGTTCCCTTCTCAATCTTATCACGCATAGCTTCCTCAATGTAGGTACGACATGAGTGTATCGTGCCACTGTATGGTACAATCATCACTGACCGTTTAGTTAGAGACCTGTCGATGTCAAACTCTATAAATTTTTTCGCTAGAATTTCGCCTTGGTCTGCATCCTTGGTGATGTTACGCATGGCTTCCTCTGCTACCTCAGTGTAGATGTCTTGAGGTATATCAGATGCTAGTAGGTTGGTTGCCCTACCACCACGTTCATCACGTAGGATAGCTGATAGATGTTGCAGTCCGTTACAGCTTCCGTCAGCAGACACAGGTAGGTTGGACATATACCCCCAGCCATGCTTGACTAGGCCAGCAAACTCTAAGCACCACCCAAGAAACTGAAAGGGTTTGTCTGCATCCAGCCACCAGTTGTTGTCGTATGGGTTGTCAGCCACACGCTTAACCTCATCTGCTATATCCCACGCCCAACCCTCACGCTGGTCTAGTGTGATCTTGTCGTTGCCGTATAGGTTAGCACCATGAATACACAACCATCGTGCGTCATCCCAATTGTTGATGGCCTTGTCTA